ACCAAGAGGCCCCAAACCCTACCCAAGCGGCACCTACCGACGGCAACTAGCCGAACTGTTAGTTGCAACAGGGTGGGCGCCGCATTGGTATTCGCAAATGTTTGACACGCAAGACTTACTTACAGTCACTAAAGTACTTGGTGAACGAAACAAAAGGTAACCGTCATGCGCCAACAAATTTTGGAAGTCGAGGGCATCCAAGAGGCATTGGCCGAACTAAACAAAATAGACCCCAAGTACCGCCGTCAAGTTACCAAACGCATTAAAAACAGCGGTCAAATAATCATTAACGAAGCCCGAAGCATGGTGGCCCATTTTGACAACAGCAAAGGCACCGGGGAACCGTTAAGCGGTATGCGCCGTGGCAACCTAATTAAAGGCCGTGAAACGTCATGGCGTACCGACCAAGTGCAAAAGGGTTACAAAATAAAAGTTGGTGTACGCGCAACCCGTGAACGTTACGTTGACTTCAACAAAGGCGGTTACACCGAACAGGTTGTTTTTGGCTCTAAGCCATACAAACTGATGGTTGTGCAATCCACCGACCCCGCGGGCGTTATTTATGACCATGCAGGGCGCAACACTGACGGCCTTTTTGTTACCAACCTTACGAAAGAGGAAGGCGGCCAACCCCGCGTTATTGACACAGCCGTAGAAAAAAACAAACCTGCCGTACAAAAAGACGTTGAACTTGTTATTGACGACGTGGAAAAAATGACCAACCGCAACCTTAAAAGGCGTACCCGCTAATGGCTATAAATATTCCAATTATTACAACGTTTAGCGACGCCGGCATTGGCGCGGCCGAAAAGGTATTTAAAAAGTTTGGCAAGACAGGCGCGCTCGTTGGCGCTGCAGTTACCGCCGCGTTTGGTGCCGCTGCCGTTGGTATTAGTAAAGCATTACAGGCTGCAGCCGAGGACCAAAAAAGCGTTGCCTTATTAGACAAACAACTTCGTAACAGCGTTGGCGCAACTAAAGCAATGGTAAGCGCTACAGAGGATTTTATAGGCAAAATGCAATTTGCTTCGGGCGTGGCAGACAGTCAACTTAGGCCGTCACTTGCCACCTTGGTTCGAGCAACAGGGGATTTAACCCAAGCCCAAGATTTGCTAGGCCTTGCCTTAGACCTGTCGGCGGGCGCAAACGTGGATTTGGAAAGCGCTTCACTTGCGTTGGCTAAAGCCCAAAACGGAAATTTAGGTGCATTAACAAAACTTGGCATTGCGTTAGACCCAGCAATTATTAAAAGCAAAGACTTTACGCTTGCTCAAAAGGAACTTGAAAAACAATTTGGCGGTGCAAGCGCTGCCGCGGCCAACACGTTTGAAGGCCAACTAAAACGCCTTAATACGGTATTTGACGAAGTAATTGAAACCGTTGGTTATGCCATTTTGAACAACCGTTATTTCAAAGACGCGCTAGACCGTTTGCCGGGCGCTGCAGCGGCAGCCGTTGACGCTTTTGGCAAGAAAGGCCTTGGCGGGGCGTTTGACGCTTTTATAGACAACATGGGTATAACGGGCCTTTATGTAAAGAAATTTACTTTGTCCGTTTCGTTGTCATTTGCTCGCATGAAGTCGTTTGTAGTTGAAACATTAGACAACATGCTTTTAGGCATGGGTAGGTTTATTGGTGTTACGCAAGAATTAGGCGACGAACTTGGTGAACTTGGTATCACCCAAGTCCAAGAATTAGAAATGAAATTAAATAGCGTAGTTATTGCTATTGACGACACACGGGCCGCAATGATGGCAACCGAAGCCGAAACCGCTCGACTAGCAGGCCAAGCCGATTTGTTAAAACCAAAAGTAGACGGCGTTACAACAGCGTTTGAAGGCATGGGTGGCGGTGCAGGTGGGGCTTCTAAAAAGGTAAACGAACTTTACGACACTATAAAAGACAAATTGGCAGACGCTTTAGAGGACGCCAAAACACAACTTGGCGACGCACAAACCGCTTTTGCCGATTTTGGCAAAAATGTTGCGTCAAGCATTTTAGACGCCTTCAATTTTGGGGACGCTAAAAACGCAGGCGACGAAACAGGGGCAGGCTTTTTAGCCGGGTTAGCCGACCAAGTTGCAGGGGTAAAACAGTACGCAAACAACGTGGATTTGTTGCTTACCCGTGGATTGTCACTGGACGCGCTACAAGCCGTTTTGGCGGCAGGTGGTCAAGCAGGTGCAGCAATTGCCGAAGAACTTATTGCAGGCGGTCAGGAAGCCATTACAGGCCCCGGCGGTGTAAACGAACTTGTTGCCACCGTCCAAGGCGTCGCCGACAAACTAGGCCTAAACAGTGCAAGCCGTTTCTACCAAGCAGGTGTTGACCAAGGCACCGCCCTAGTAAAAGGCCTTGAAAGCGTTTTAGCCAAATACGAAAAAATACTAAAAAACCCAAACCTAAGCACCAAACGACTATTAGCCCTTTTAGAGCAAGCCCAAACAGACATTGCTTTTACACAAATTACCGCAGGCCAAACGATTGCAACACCTGCACCGTCGGCAGCAAGCATGGCAAACACAAACGAAGGCAGACCGGGTGGGGGCGGTGAAACGCCAATCATTGTAAACGTGCAGGGTGGCATGGCAACTAGCGCCGAAATTGGGCGCGTTGTAGCCGACAGCCTTAAAGCATTTACCCGGCAAAACGGACCGCTTGAAGTGCCCGTAGTTGGTTTTAGATAATGCCCGGGAGTGTTATTACCCAAGCCGGCAATTATTCGCTTTTAATTGACACAGGCTACGACGTTGGAAGTTTTTTGCTTGACAGCGCCACAAAAGGCTTGTTAGACGGCGTTTACCCGTTAGGGCCAACAACAGATTTTGCCGACGTCACCGACAGCACCACCCAAATAAGCATTAGGCGCGGACGCCGTGACATTGGGGACCAATTCGCAGCGGGCACCATGACTTTTACCATTAACGACGTAGACGGCATTTTTAACCCTTTTGACGAAACAGGTCCGTTTTACAACACGCCCGAAGCGCTGCCCGGTTTAGCCCCATTGCGTGCCGTTGAGTTAATCCGCTACGACATTGCCAACAACCCCGAATACCTTTACCGCGGCAAGATTGTTAACTATGACTACAACTTTGCTTTAGACGGCATAGACACCGTAACGGTTTATTGTGCAGACAATTTCTATTTGCTAAGCCAAACCTTTATGGACGAATTAAACGTTGGTGTTGAAACGTCAGGCGAACGCATAGAAACAGTTTTAGACCTGCCCGAAGTGAACTACCCAGTAGGTGCAGCGCGTAACATTAACGTTGGCACGGTAGACCTTGGCCACGACGCCGCCTACACAGTGCCGGGCGGTACAAACGTTTTGGCCTACCTTTTGCAGGTTAACCAAACCGCAGAATTTGGCCGTTTTTTTGTGTCACGCGAAGGCGTTTTGACCTTTACCCCGCGGGTCGGCACGACCCTTAGCGGGCCTGTAATTGACTTTATGGACGACGGCACGGGCGTACCGTACACAAACCTTGGCATTACTTTTGAGGCCGACAGCGTGACTAATAGGGCTTTTGTTGAAAACCTTGGTACCGCTACCGCCGCGGCGGACGATTTGGCAAGCCAAGCCGCCTTTTTTGTGCAGACCTACAGCATTACAAACAGTTTGCTAGATGACACCGAATTAGCAGCGGCCGCAACTTACCTTTTAAACGGCACCCCCGAAGCCCGTTATAACAGCATAGAAACCGTATTTGGTGCCCTCACTAACGTTCAACGGGACAACGTGGCAATCATAGACATTTCGGACACAATCAGTATTGAACGCACGTTTGTTACAGGGGCCACAACAACCACGTTGGCACAGGAACTTTCGGTAGAGGGCGTCGAGCATGAAATTACCTTGAACGGCCACCGGGTCAGTTTGTTTACAAGCCCTACAACGATTGTGTTTGAACTGATACTAGACAACGCAACATATGGCACAATTGACACAACAAATGTTTTAGGCTAAGGGGCAATATGGCTATTCAAGATTTCACCGCAGGGCAAGTTTTAACCGCAGCCCAAATGGACGCATTACAGGCCAACGACTACAACCAAACAGTAAGCAACAAGGTTGCCAGTTATACGCTAGTTGCAGCCGACAAAGGCACCCGCGTAGTTATGTCAAACGCAAGCGCCACAACCATTACCGTAAACAGCGGACTTTTTGCAGCGGGCGACACTTTAGTTTTGCAAAACATTGGTGCCGGCACAACAACAGTTACAGCGGGAACTTGCACGGTTAATACTGCAGGGTCATTAGCGTTGGCACAATGGCAAAGCGGTATTCTTTATTTTACTAGCGCTTCCGCAGCGATTTTTTTGCCGTCGGATAAGACGGCAGCCACAGCAGGTTTAACCGTAGTTAAAGCAGAAACCGCGTTTAGCGCAGTGTCAGCGGTAACGGCAGACAGCGTTTTTACAAGTGCTTATTCAAATTACCGCATAATGATTACGTCAACGAGTGCGGCCGGCGTGCCGTTAATGAATTTGACGTTACGCGCCAGTGGTGTTGCAGCAACAACTAACTACAACTGGCAAGCAATAAGCCTTAGTGGTGCAACCGTAACCGCTTCATCTGCATCAGCGCAAGCGTCATGGGCTGCAGGTTTAACAACTACTACGCCGTCATGGTTTGCTATTGACTTATTCAACCCACAAATTGCAGCGCCAACCCAAATGTTGTTAAACATGGCTCAAAGCGCCGCACAAACTTGGCAGTATTACAGTAATAACACCAACGCCACAAGTTACGACGGTATTGGTTTTGCGCCAGCATCTTCAACTATTACAGGTTCCTACACAATTTATGGATACGGTAAAACATTATGATTATTAACGCAGACGGAATAGACCGCGAAGCAACAAAAACCGAAATTGCCGAAATTGAAAAAATTAACGCTACTGCCTATGACCTAACCGCAGAAATTGTTAAACGGGAACAAGCAAAAAAAGCAGTAGCCGACAAACTAGGCTTAACGATTGACGAAGTAAAAGCCCTGTTTAGTTAATGAAATGGCGTTACATGGTCGGGTACGTGCTTTTTATTGGCGTAGTAGTTTGGGGTTGTAGTGGTTGCACAGTTTCTAAAACAAATATTGAATACCAATGTTTTACCAAGGCAAGTTGTGATTAAGACACCCGAACAACAACACGCAGGGCTTATAGTTTTTGTTGGCCGTCTAATGGCAATTTGCTTTTCGTTTACCGTCATGGCGTTTATTTACGGCATTTTGTTTGTTGACCAACCAAGCGAACAGGCACCAACAGACGCGCAACTTATTGACCTATTAAGCACGTTGCTTGTGTTTTTGACTGGCACACTTAGCGGCCTTGTTGCTTCAAACGGCCTTAAAAGCAAGTCAACCCCGCCAAGCGAATAATGATTGCTAAAGCCAAACCCGGTGTAGTTGGTGGGCGCGACTATATAGGCAACAACGACGGCCCTGCAGCTGGCAAACGTGCCGGTACCGAGGAGTGGGTTAGGCAAGCAATTAAGTATTCAAACGGGGCGCTTTGGAATAACGGAACTTTTATGGTGCGCGACGTTAAGGGTAAGCCCGGAAGTTTAAGTGTTCATTCTTGCGCGCGGGCAATGGATTTGTCGTACCGCAAAATAGACACTAAAGGCATTAAGGAAGGCCGCGCCGTTTCTAAAGTTTTTATAGACAAAGTGCTTGCCAACGCAAATGCTTTCGGCGTACAAATGGTTATTGACTATTACAGCAAACCGTTTGGCGCGTCATGGCGTTGCGACCGTCAAGCGTGGAAGGTGTACGAAACAAAAACCGTTTCAGGTGCACCCGGTGGCGATTGGTGGCACGTAGAACTTTCGCCGGCAATGGCCGACAATCCCGAAGCCGTGAAAGCCATATTTGAAGCGACTTTTGGGGTATCCGCAACCGCGTAACAATCGTTGGCTAGGGTTTTTGTACCGACGGAAAGCCCAATTTATGACAGAGCCGCAAACCTTTATTTACGAGTGTTACATAACAACCCTTGAAACAGGGCAGCAAGTTATGTTTCAACTATTCCGCAATCCGGACACATTCGATTGTTTACACGCACAAATGGCTTTTAAAAGCCCCGCACACGGCACTTGGGGAAACCCCTACCAAATGGAAAGGCTGTAGAAAATGGTTTTACACAAATTAACCACAGGCGCAATTGCGTTAGTTATAGGCGTTTTAGTGATATTTAGCGCCAGTAATGCACAGGCCCCAACAACTACCCCACAGGTTGTACCGGCTTCAATACCTGCCACTACGACAACCACAACCACAATGCCCGCATTGGTCACTACGTGCACGCAGGTTGCGACCTTGGCCCTAGCCGAGGGATTACCGCAAAGCGAACTAGAAACGGCCTTAAAAGTGGCGGTGCGCGAAAGCCGCTGCACAAGCGACGCTTTCAACGCTTATGACACAAACGGCGGTAGTTATTCCATCTACCAAATAAACGGGTATTGGTGCCAACCTAACGAATACTGGCCAATTGGTTGGTTACAAGCAAAAGGCATTGTTGAAACGTGCACAGACCTATTCAACCCCACAACCAACACCCGCGCAATGGTTGCAATATGGCGTAACAGCGGTTGGCTACCATGGACTACAGCGAACTAAAACAATACATAGACCCCGACAATTCACTAAGTGAGGAAAGCCGAAAAATGTTAGACCCGACACAAAACGCACTATTACGACACCAAGCTGCAATAACAAATTTAATAGATGAAATTTGCAGGCCTGCACATATTCCATACAAGCCCAAACACGCCGACCTTATTGCCCGGCTAAAACACTTGGCCGTTGACCTTGACCTAAGCGGACAACAAAACGCATGGCAAACAGTGAGTGAAGCAATCGAAGCGTTAGGCGGTTAACCGTGGCACAAATACGGTTAACACAAAACGAAATAAACTACGCGTATGCGGTAGCACAATTGCGCGTTGAATGGGCCGAAAATAACAACGCCAAACACAACTACGGATTAACGCCACACAACAGCCTTAAAGCAATGAAAGTTGGGTGCATTGGTGAAATGGCTTTAGCAAAGTATTTACGCATAGATTGGGGCCACACTCAATACAACAAAAACGCTTACGACGTTGGCGGTTACGAAGTCCGTAGCACGTTACGCGGTAACGGTTGTTTGCTAACCCATGAAAGCGACAAACCCGCAATTTACATATTGGCCACACTTGACCCGGTAGACCGCGTTATAGAGTTGCGCGGGTGGCAAACACTGTACGAAACATGGCACCCAACACGTTGGGCTGAACATATGCCGGCACCGTGTTTTATGACCCCACAAACTTTGTTACACCCAATGGATACTTTGCCAAACGCAATATAAACCCGACAGTAAGGACCCGACAAAATGGCTTTTAACATTGACAACTACGTAGATGTTCCCACGCGCTTGGCGGAAGCAATGAAGCGTTGGCCAAACCTTCGCATACAAGAAACAAATGCCGAAGTTGTGACTATGCCCGACGGCTCGACGTTTTACCGTTGCACCGTGACCGTATGGCGCGACGAAACAGACCCGTTGCCAAGCATTGCAACAGCTGCCGAACCGTACCCCGGCAAAACGCCTTACACAAAAAACAGTGAATTTATGGTTGGCATGACGTCGGCTTTGGGCCGTGCCCTTGGCTATATGGGTTGCGGTGTTAGCAAAGCAATTGCAAGCAAAAACGAAGTGCAAGCACGCCAAGACCAACCAAACGAAACACCAACCGCCAAGGCCTACCCTAAGCAAGCAAGCCAAAAACAGGTTTACTTCATAAAGTCATTGGCAAAAGGTGCCGGCTTTGACGAAGCCGCGTTGCACGACTACATTGCGGTAACGCTCGACAGCGACGCAGTAACACTTGAAACACTTAGCCCCGAACAGGCTACGCAGATAATTGACAAACTTAAAAACTTGCCAAGTAGCAAGGCCGACTAATGAAGTATGCAGCGTTCAACATAATTGGTATTTGCCTTGGCGTTTGGGCCACGGTTCTAATGATAATGAGGCAGGGGAAATGACCGTAGAACAACAGGTGTTACTACTAACCCGCATAGTGCGTCTAATTGAGGAAATGCAAACAGCGCAAGTGGACTACATAGGCAAAGACAAAGTAGTGCAACACTTGCGTTGGGCTACTGGCCACCTGTCTGATGACATATGGCAGCGCGTAGTTAGCAAGGATTACGGCGCCAACGTCGTTGCGTAAAGCGCAACACACACCCATTAAGTTTCTAGCCTGCACGTAAGCGCTCGACTAGCCAAGCCCTAAGCCCGTTGCACGGTAGTTGGGAACACACGGCAACGTGGGTAGAACGCTATGCCCGTAATCATGCGCGACGAAGTGACCGGGCCAATGGCGTGGCAGCGTGTAAACATAATCACGCAGTAAGTAAGTGGGTACGGGGTAGGGCAATCCCGTGGGTGGGGCTTACGCGCATTAGGCTTTACACACAAACACATAACATATACACAAACAAACACAACAGACTTGGACCCGACACAATGACCAACCAACACCAACCATTAGCAAGCCGGCTTGCCGGCGCGGTAGCACAAGCCGAAGGCGCGTGAGCATGGCCACCAACCTAAACAGTGCAACACGAAACAAAACAGAATTTAAAAAGAATAGGGCTCGACTACTGGCAGACAACCCCCCGTGCCATTGGTGTGGCGTCAACGTTGCAACCGAGGCCGACCACGTACTAAGCATTATTGAAGGCGGCGGTAACAGCATTGACAACCTTGTGCCGGCTTGCAAGCCCTGCAATGCGCGACGCGGACAACAAGTAAAGACACAACGCGAACGCCACAAAACCCAACACCCACAAGGGTTT